TAGTATCCATCCATAAATTAACCACATCCACTCCCCACTGGTCTTTTATGAATGTCATATCAAACTGGGCATTTTGGGCTATAAACTTAATTCTGGGGTTAGCAAATAATGCCCGCAATTTTTTTATGATATATAATTCCTGCGTCTCTGTCCACCATGAATTCTTACCAAAGAAGAAGGGGATACATATCGACTCTTCCTTAGACCACGCGAATCCAATACACTTGATTTGTTTAACCTCCGTTGTCATAGAAGTCTCAATATCAAATGCAATGGTGGGTTGTTTATTGAGGAAGTCTATCATCCCCACAACTTGGTCGAAGTTTGGGTTTATTATAAACTTATCATTATAATATTGCTTAATCTCTGGGAACTTACTCTGGTCTTTAATACGATTGAAGTCCAAGACAGCCACTGGGTGGAATTCATACTGCCGCATTACCATAGACGGATGGAGCGTGGGTATTACCTTACAACCAAATGCATTAAGAATGGAGCCGCGATAATGCATTATACTTTTCTGCCCTACTAATGCATACAAGGCCTCATTACCCATGGGAACAATTACATTAGGCTTATTATCCATAATAAGTCTATGTAATCTCCCATGGGCTTGGGTGAGGGACTCGCGCGGTTTTTTAAGTGACTTGTCGTAGTAATATACTGCGAAGTCATTCCCAGGTGGTCTTTGCCTGATGACATTATCTATATAGCACTCGTTCCTTGTTATCCCTACGTTTGCTAGTATCCCATCAAGTACTCGACCCGAACCACCTACGAATGGTTTGCCTTCTCTATCCTCTTGTACCCCCGGTGCTTCCCCAATTAACCATATCTTACTCTTTAAATCCCCTACCCCGTATACCGTTTGAGCCATTGTTTACCCTCCTTTTTAATCCGCACAGAGCACTTAGGACAGTACTCATATATTATTTCTAGCGGATGTCCACATTCACATCTCGGCCCCATGATTAGCCGATAACTACACTTAAAACAATGTTTATGTGTTGGAGGAAAATTCTGTCCATATAAGGTACAATTTATATTACTGCACGTCTTCATTAACCTCACCCCTTTCAAGCCTTTTGCAAATCCCATGATAATAAGTTTCATTTAACTCAATGCCAATTCCTTGCCTATATGACTCCTTAGAAGCCACAATTGTAGCTCCACTACCTGCGAATGGGTCAAGTACTTTTTCTCCAGGTAGGGTAGACAAGTTAATTAGGTCACGGAGTAATTGCGTGGGCTTCTCCGTAGGGTGGATTTTCTGGGCAGGGGGTACACGTTTGACTTGAAATATATCCCTAGGGGTGCCATCAAGCTTCCTTCGTTCCACGCCTGGTTTCCAACAATGAACAAACGGCTCATATGAATGCACGAAGGTGGTTGACTGGCTTGGATAACTCCCACTCCCCTTATCCCATATGATTGGAAATGGGTGGGTCTCAAATCCATATTTCCTAAGTAACTCAGTTACGGTTGGGAACTTATCAATTCCGCAAAATATATATGCATGCCTTCCACCCTTCAACACCCTGAACATCTCCTTAAACGCCCTATCAAGTAGGTCGAAGGTGTCGAACTCGGAGTCATTGAACTTGGTATCGGTAACGGTCATGCGGCTATAAGTTTGCGCTTCCCCTATATCTATACCGTATGGTGGGTCACTAAGTATCAAGTCAACCGATTCCATATCCATTTTCCCCATCTCGCTTACGCAGTCTCCACATATAACCTCGGGCCTGTCTATTATCCCCGCTGATTTCATACGCTTAGCAAGTTCTTCTTGAAGTACTTTTTCCTGAAACATTTTAAGCTTCTTGTATGCGGTAGTCTTAGACTTCTCTTTAAGCAGGTCAGGGAAGGCGCGCATCCCTTTCGCAAGTTGAATGTCCATACTTACAGTACCCACACTTTCACCAAGGGCAAGAGCCGTGTCCTTAACTTTCCATCCAGTTGAATCATGCCCCTTAACCGCACTCCCATGGAGCTTGGTTTTAAGTTCATGGAGTACTTGCTTTGCCTTAACTTCCTCCTGCCAAGTGAATGCCTTCCTCTGTATATTTTCTTCCAACTCAATTTCCTTCTTCTCCAAGTCATCTAGGTCACTTAACTTCCTAGCTAATATGGTTTCCTTTTTGAGCATTACATGCGCCTTATACCTCCGTTCCCCTGCAATTAAACAATTGTTTTCATCTATAACAATAGGCTCAATTAACCCATACTTATTTATAGATGCAGCCAATTCCTCAATATCCTCAAACTTTTCCCTAAACCTTTCCCCTACTTGAATGGAACTTAATTTCACGTCCTCAGTCATGGTATCCTCACTTGTTTAAATGACATGCCCTTAGCTTGGGAGTAAGGCATTTTAACTCCATCAACTTCTACTACCCTCTTCAATTCTAACTCTTTCTTAACCCCACCAATTACGGATTGAATGGATTTTATTTTCATCTCATCATCGGGGAGTACGAGGAACTTCTCATCCGAGTCATCAACCTTAGGGGTGGGTTTACTTTTCTCCTCTACATATGAAACTGTGTCACTTGGAGTTGTTGTGAAAGGAATGAGGTAGTCTTTAACATCCATCCCCTCAATTATCTCATCAAGCATTATCTTAGCACACCTTACCCGTTCCATCCCTTTCATAGCGTCTATGGTTTCTATATCAAGCATCTTAGAAACCGCTTTTAACATATTTACATACATAAACCCTCCTGTTTGTAAGTTCAAAGTTTGAATTTGCGGTGGGGATGGGTGGTATAAGCACCCACCCCCTACCTCAGACGTTATGCCTCAACGGAGATGAATTGGTCAACTTCGTTAGAGAACTTACCCTGATACTCTTTTATCTTGAGTATCGCGTCAAGCTCAAGGCCTTTTACTTCTTCCGTGTCGAAATCGCCCCACGGAATACCAAGAGCTTCACACACTTGCTTAAGACGGAACTGTGGGTTTGAACCCTCATTCTTAAGCGTGGTGTTCTCGAATATATGACCAGGTGTGCTTTCGCCATCAGTTGCCTTAACATTCGGGTCGGTAAATTCGAATTCCCACTTCAAGTACGGGTAATTCTTCCCCTCTGTGTATGTGCATTTAACTACACGGAGTTTGTACTGTCCAGCTTCCGCATAACCAAATCCAGAAGCTTTCGCATTAGGGTCTACATTAATCTTCATTCGTTTCCTCCTGTTAGTTTTGTTACTAGTTTGAATAGAGGGACCCTTTACTTCGCCTTACTACCTTCATCACCCCCTTCGTGTTTATCCCCTTTCCCAAATTTCTCCCTAAGCCATTGTTCCCTCTTGTCTTGTTTATACAATGACTCAAGTCGGTCAAAGAGACGACATACGTCTTCTAGTCCACGTGGATATTTCTTCTCTTTATTCATAATCACCTCACTTATATATTTTGCTGAAGTCTGGTTCAACCACAGGCGGTAACTCTCTCGAAGTACGGCACGATTTCATTGTACTCCCCACCGTAAGCATCTCATACTTAGCTTCATTACCCACGAACTTCTTTTCCAAGTAGTATACTTCCTCGAAGTCCTTACCTATCTTATCCTTCATCTGCCCACTTATTAACGGGAGGTAACTTATTTTCCCAGTCAAGTCATCTTTGTCCGCCTTCTCATGCGCGATGAATATTACATTACAAGGTAAACTTAGAAGAGTATCATTAAGCGTTTCGAAGTTCATGAGGACAGTACCCCAGAGTGGTTGGGTAATGGTGGCTGTACCATTCGCGGCCATCAATAATCGTTTGAGGTGTTCTTCTGTCCTTGTGTATGAATCAAGGACTACCGTACCCACTTGTACCTTCTTACCCTCATGCTCAATAACACACGCATCTTTAACTAGCTTATCTATCATCTCAGCTAGTTGTAAGTATCCCTTCGGCCTTTGTTGTGTAAACTTGGCTTGGGGATTAGTGGCTGAGGTAGCGAGAGAGGCCATGGAACTTTGGGTTAACCTATCCGCAATCCCCCACTGTATAACCTGCCCACTCTTTATCTTTTCCTGCATATTCTGCATCTTATGCAACTTATTATCCATATCTAGGAATAACACAGGGCCTGGAGCAGTAGATGCAGCCGTTGTCTTTCCCGAGCCTGGTGGCCCAACCAATAAGCAACTAAACATTTGACGCCTCCTCTTCTTGTTTATAAGGTTCCCATGGTTCTACATTAAAATCGCGGTCAATAAACCTTGGGTCTTCGCCATGTTCACACAACGTGGCGTATGGGCACTCGTAATTGTAGCTGAAACATTTATCCTTACTACAAGCTTCGTACCATTCGTTATTAGCCAAGCACCACTTAATATCCCTGACTATGCGGTTCATATTCATCAGGAACATTTCCTTCATCCGTGGACTTCTAGTTATGGGGGAGCGTTGGAAATGCCGTGGGTCTTATTAACTCCTTCCATGGTTCAAGGGCATTAATAATACAGCCAGAGCACTTACGACCAAGGTATTCTTCCGCGCCCATTATATAACTAGTTACCTGGGAGTCCATTTTAAACTGCTTGAAGAAATTGGAATCAAGTCGGGCGCAAGTCTTATGCTCAACTATCCACACTTCATTATCCCACAACACAGGCAAATCCATCCGCCCTCCCCACAATATATCACCCAGGGGGAATACGAACCCTTGTTCAGGAGTCCCAATTACTTTGAATGGTTCATTTGCATACACCTTGGAGTAATGTCCAAGTAACTTGAGCCCATTTTCAACAGTTCTTAGGTCTTCACCTTCTCTGTCTACATAGGTTTCCCTAAAAATCTTAGCTGCTTCTTCTAGCCCGCTAGTATAGTAGGCGTCAAGTGCTTCGTGTATTGCAAGACCGAATTCAAGTGCTGGGGCTACCCTCTTTGAGCGGTATCCCTTAATGACAAAGAAATAGAATTTGCGCCTGCAGTGTTGGAATGTATTAATGGCGGTGTAATCCCATATCCTGTCATCTAGATTCATTAGTCACCTCCACAAGTAAGTACTCTTTTTCATCAATAACTATTGTTCTTTTTGCTAGTACCTTTTCCACCTTATTAAGCCAAAGGTTAAGACTAAAAGAGTCAAAGTCATTAAAGGTTAAT